ACCCCCTCACCAATACCAGAATGACCAAATGCCTTGGCAACAGGGCATTCACGTTCCACTTCTTCAGTGATACGGATCAACTCATCCTGAACTTGTTCAGGATGATTAAAATCAATGTCCATTTTGAAGTTATCAAACTGAGTGATAGGGTGAATACCTAGAGAGCTATTAGCACACCAACCATCGTGTCCCCCATAAGGAATCTCTTGCAAGAAAAGCTCATCACCTTTGAAGTATTTCATCAAGAAAGGATAGAACTTCTTAGGTACATTACAGATACCTACACCTTTCTGAATGTTGCTATTATGCACTAGGCACTTGTTTGCAAAATAATTACTATTACCTTCTACGGTAATGTCATATCTTGTCTTCTCATGTTCTTTTTCTGGTATAAATTTTTCAATCTTTGCAATTGTAGTTTCTACAAGCATAGAATTGTATTCACTCATACAATTGTTTTCCCAAGAAATCTTAGGAATTTCGTGCATATAAGCTGGCAATTTGTAGTTAAATCCTTCAAGAACGTAAGGAGCAATAGTAAATAAAAAATTATCTGTTCCGTCAGGTGTAAATTTTATGCCGAACTGTCCCTCCCGCGCTTTAAATAAATAACACTTGTAGTCTCTCGCATTGAACCACTCAATCATACTCTCAACGGTTTCCTTACCAAAAGAGTTTGTATGTAAAACAGCTTTTACTTGTCTACCGGGCTTGGTGTGCTTTTCAAGACTACCATCATCCATATACCAAACCGCCAGTGCTAACGGGGATAGAGTGTCAAGATACCCCCTAGATGGTGTAATTTTACCGTCTGTAACTACGCTGTTATAAATATCCTCAATAGCTGCGTATGCTTGTGACTGACAAACACCAATCCGACTTCCGTACCCACTTACTGCGTATACCACCTCCGAACCGAGCAGTTTTGAAATAGTGTTATTATAAAAATTGTGCTTATCCGAATGTCCCACCTTAATATTTCGTTTACCACAGAAACTTCCATCCCCAAGTATAGTCCCCTTCAGAAATTCTCTTGCATGATATGGCAAGGTTTTTCCGTACAAAAAGACTGTATCCCCTTCTTTTAGGTTGCCTGCACAAACCTCTACCAACTCATTATTGATTTTTGTGAAAATCTTGTGGTTTGGGGTTACTCTAAGAGAGGTGTCCCTTCCACCACGAAAACGCCGCTTATAGGTGATTTTCAACCAGTCCTCTGATCTACCATTTTTGTGCCAAGCAATAATCTTTTTCGGCTCAATCGTGTTTGTGTCTTGGTTGTAAGAAAGGACTTCAACATCTAACTGACCATTTACAATCTCTCCAATAGTTTTCTTTGTACCATCAGAAAGCAGAATAGGGGTTCCATATTGGAAACATCCGGCCCATTCTCCATAGATAACAACAGTGTCGTAATCTTCAGTCATAATCTGTGCAAACTTCTTCTCAAAGTATTCCCGATTACTTTCAACATAGAAAGCAAAGCCAGCATTATCACTTTCTATGCTCAACACACGTTCACGGCTTTGTGCATACAATCCATGCTCTTTGCTGTAAACAACAGCAGCATTGGTGCCGTGCAGCTTCACAGTTCCAGTGAATGTAAGGGTAGGTTTCGGTGCATTTGGGTTGTAAATATCCTTCCCGTCTGCATCTTTTCCTTGGTATTCCGCCTCCATCTTGATTTTTTTACAGATGTTACGGTACTGTTCTATACTGCCAAAGTTATAATGTTTCATTCGTCTTTCTCCTCAACAATAATTTCACAATCTTCAGTAATGTGTTGTCTGGCACTCTCTTTGGTGTGCCATTCTCCACGATCTTTCTTGGCTACATACACATCTGTTTGCATGTCTTTCACCCAGATTTTTCCACCAGAGCAAATGCGCTTGCGTTCGCTAGGTTTTACACAAATGTAGAACATCTTCATTCTCCGAATTAATGACTGCATTGACAGGGGTAGTATCACACGTCCTTGTGTTGGGTGTCAATAGGTTAGTATCAACTTTTTTGCTTCAGTAACATAGTAGTCGTAGTCCATCTTACTTCTGTCAAAATCCTTCATGTCATTGCATGTTAGTACGTTCCATTCAGTATCAATACCGAGTCGTCTATCTTCACCACCATCTTCCAATGGTGGCATGATCTTCACCAACTTCCCCCCTTCCTTGGCGATATAATAGCGACAGATGTTCTGTTGTGGTTCTTCGTGAAACTCATAAACCAATACCAAACTACTGTTCCGTGGAACCTTTGTACGAAGTAGGAAGTCCCAATCGTTATCATGTGTACGGATGTATTCCTCGACATCTTTTCCGTAAAGCATTGCAGCTTCAGCAGCCATCGGAATTACCAACCCTCCCTGATTCATGTGCCACCCAAGTCCCTCGTATTGGTAAGCCCCTTTACGTTTTACCTTTCCATCCGTGTAAACAGCAATGTAATTATTAACATCTCGAATGTACATCGCAGAATAGTCAGCATATTCCAGTTGCAACCTTACTTGAGATTGCCAATCATCACAGATTTCCATGTAATGCTGTTCGTACTTTCTCGGTAATGCAACAGTAACACCATCTGTATTCACCTGAACCAGCTTCAACCCTTTAATCTTCAGCAACTTCTCTACCAGTAAGCACAGTGACAATTGCCCGTTTACAGTGATTGACATCGTATACCGTGGGTCATAGAACACACTATATTGGTTATTTGTTTCACCGTATACACCATTAAGTGCTAGCTTCAACATTGCATTTTCAGCACTGCCTTTGGGGAAACTCTTGCGCTGCTCATAAACGTCCTTGTAGATTTCACAAAACTTGTGAGTGAGATGTTCAGGGTAGACACTATTGCTAATAGCAATGTTGGGATACATGGAACTTACATCCGCATCCCGAATCATGTATGTCTTGTTTTCCTTCACAATCTTGCTTTCAATACTTCCGTGAATGCCACCTGTACCAAAGTCAAATCGAAAGCCATCTACAACCACATTCAACGTCTCTGCAACGCGCCAGCAATGCCAATACGCCTTCTTAAACCCACCACCATTGGCTTTGGTTTCCTTCGCCTTCAGTTCTACTTCTTCAATCCAACACAATGGGTTCTCTTTCTTGAGTTGTAGCTCTTCTGATTCAGTTGGTTTGGATTTCAACTTCTTACGCTTCACAACCATTTCAGCATACTTGGCAACATCACCAAGTTTACATTCAAGAATGTCAGTGAATACACCCTTTGTCTCAGTGATGCGTTGTTGCTTGAACCATTCCACAATTGCAATAAATTCTGGTCGTTCAAAATCATAATACGAAAACAAGCAATCTCGGATGTCAATGAAAGGACGCTTGCTTTGAATCAGAGTTTTCTTACCATGTTTCACAATAGATGTAGGAATAACTTCTTCTTCAAGCCGCATGATAAAGTAGTCCTTACCAATCTTGGTGTCGTTGTGATTGGTGAAGTCACGATTGTACTTTGCGCTCAGTTGTTCACGAAATTGAATCTGTTCCTGTGACTTCTTGTAGAATGCAAGAGTCATCTTCACGTCATGTAAGTTGTATTTCTTCAGCACTTCAATCTGTTCTGGTGTTAAGTTGGTTCCAACAGGATATGGAAGGTCGGAGATGTTTTGTTCACGCATATTGAACTCAAGCATTTTCAATGACGTTGCGCGAGCCTTGTTATCAAAGTGATGAATCTTATACAAGTCAATCAGCTTGAAATGACGGTCTGCGTCCTTAACAGTGTTGCCAAACCCATCTCCTTTAAAGCTATCAATCTGCTTCTGTGCGGCACGATACATCATGGCAGCTATACCTTTCCCTGTCTTTGGGAGGATGTTGCGCTTCAGAATCAGTTCGTGTAGAACAGGATAGTCAAAGTTGATGATATTAAATCCCACCATACTTCCATCATTGTCATGCAACCAATCCATCATCTTCAGAATGCGGTCGATTTCATTCTTCTGTTCACTGCATTCAAACACACTAGAATGCTTCCCATCGCTACGCATTATAGCAACAGTGAAGCAATTCGGATAAGTTTCACAGTCAGCAATGTAGTGTGAGAGGTTCATGTTGTCTCCATAAAAAGAAAAAGCCCGAACGTATTGTCGGGCTATGTTAAACTGTTGTCAAGTGACATGACTAAAATAATACTCCTTGTCATACAAAGTATGACTCTTCAAATCATAGAAAACTTCACAAGCCTTCCCTGTCATACCTGTATCACGAGACTTCAGAAGATGTACATAGGTTGTATTGCGGTCAATCTCATCTTCAGCATTCTTATCTCGTTGTAAAGAGATGTTAATCCCTGCACTTCGGAACTGACTACCGCTACCAAGAATACTTTCTTCGGTAAGGAAAGCCCCTTGGCTACCTGCTTGTTCACCACCCGATGCTTTGCGAACATGAGCGATGTTCACCAATATGCAATTGTATTGCTTGACAAGACATTTCTCCCATTGCATCCACTTGTCAACCTGTTCAATTGTCATTCCAGCAAACACATCACTGATAACATCAATAATGATTACACGAACTCCAAATGCGACAACCAGTTCTTCAATCTTTTCCTGTAACTGACTAAAATCACCTCGGTCATCAAGTATATAGAATGAAGGGCTACCATCTTCACTTGTGAATAGGTCGTGGGCAAGCTGCTTTGTTTCTTCAGATGTCAACAACTTTACTTTGTCTTCTTTGTTATCAATTAAAGCAATCTTTTTACCAATATACCGACTGAGAAGCTGTTCACCGTAATATCCAGCATCTGCTTCAAGGCTAACAACACCCACTTTGACATTCAACTTCTTAGTCCAGTGGATTACATTCTCATTGATAAGGGCTGACTTGCCGCATCCCGACCCAGCAAGGATGTTGACAATAAACCCATAAGTAATGCCGCCCGCAAGCATTTCATTCAACCCGCCAAGAAATGGAGCAAATGGTAGCTTATCACTCTCTGCCCGCTTCAGCACTTCTTCAAAGATTTTGTCACTAGCAATAACACCTGCTGGTGTATGTTTTTCAGCATTGTAAAAATCCTGAACAAACTCCCTGCTTTTCCCAGCCATCAAGTATTCATTCGGGTCTTTGTAACGCCAGTTAGCAATCCACACTTTCCCACGAGGAAGGACATCAATCACATCTTCTGTAGCCTTGTGTCCAGCATCATCATTGTCAAATCCAACAATAATGCGTTCAAACTGGTTGAGGAAGTCGTATTGCTTCTGGATTTGCTTCTTGCAGTTTTCACCAATTGTGGGGGAGACAACAGCAATTGGGGCATAATCCTCCCCACCAGCCCGGCTAAGCTGGTATTCACGAAGCATCTGGTAAGCAGAAAGCTGATCGACTTCCCCACCACAAATTAGTACATACTTGCCAGCTTGCTTGAACTTGAATTGCCCAAACAAATCACAAGTGCGCCCAGTCTCGCCAACAGACAAGAATGACTTTGGATGCTTACGAATCTTATAACCGCTCAACTCCCCTTTGATTGTCACAGGGTAGTATTGCTTTGCAACAGCGCCAGTGGATTCATCGTATTCATACCGAACACCGAAAGGGCCAGTAATCTTGTCATCCAGCCCACGATACCCTTTTCCCTTAGTTGATGTGATTTCCTTAATCTTCTGCTTTGCTTCTTCACTAAAATCTTTGATGTTCTCTACACTCATACCACTTTCTTCCCAATCTTCTGTTCCGTGTACATGATACCCACAAGCAAAACAATGCTTTCCACCGTCGGAATATACAGCCATGTTATCACGACTGTTATCATTCCCATTTGCAGCACATTGTGGGCATTGTTCGTGTCGTAACACATCTGCCATTATTCATTTCCTTCAACCAAAAACACGCCATTGTTGATACACAGCATTCTTAACCAATTCTACATCAATCGGCTTGTCGCTAACAACAGAACAATTGTTTGTAAACACCTCATCATTGGCTGTCATAATTCCAGAAGCAATAATGTTGTTCGTAACACTGATGTACGGAAAATAACGCTCAGTACATTCCAGCTTTGCCAGCCATTTCCCGTCACGCTTAGACAAGGCTGTCATTTTGATGTGTTTGGTCATCTTCAGTTTTCCTGTGTAAAATTGCATTGTAAAAATAACAACACGTTGTCAGCAATACCTTTACCTATCTTTGAGACGTTTCTCAAAAATTTTCAATAGGGCTATATAAGAAAATACATTCTAGCCCTATTCCTGAAGCGATATTAGGCTGCTTCATCATCCATGTCAACCACTTCAGTGATTTTAATGCCCTGATATGGCCGATGCTTCCACAATGGACATTTCGTCACAGGACACATCTTGATTTCAGCACGTTGGTCACACGTACAGTCAAGGCATTTATCACGGATAGCTTCGCGCAACATCTTCTTGCTGACAAACCCTGTGTCTTTGTCTTCAGTTTCATCGGCGGATTGCTTTACAATCCCGTGATGCTTGTTGTACTCTTTCTTGTACCGCGCCTTACTCATAGGCGGCAAGGCTGCATATTCTTCATCTGTCAGTTCAACGAATGTTGTCATGTTAATTTCTCAGTTGGTATTCTTGATAGCTCCGATTACGGGCATTTCATTTCTCCGTACACTGTGCTGTTAAGACGTCTGCTTTACTGTAAACCTGCTTGAGCAAGTTCGCAAGAGCTACATTGCACGTATTTTTACTGCTGTATTCTTGCTGGATGCTGGCCATAGCTTCGTAGCGAGGACGTTCGTGTGTCCCGATGTTAGAGCCAACGATAAAAAGCAGGATGTACGTGTTCATTCTTCATTCCAGCCATAAAACAAGTCGGTGTAGTCATTGTACAAGTTGTCGATCAGAATATCAAGTGTATTACCCAAAGCAACAACCTCTCCATTAGGAAACTGTCTGCACAGCAACTCCCCCTTGAACCAATATCCGTCAGTTTCATTCCCTTTCTTCCACCAGACAATGCAGGGGATGAGAGAAGAATCTGGATTCTCAGTTGTCTGCCACTTGTACAGCTTGACAATCTTGAAATCACGTAGTTTTAGTGGGGAAGATG